AAGGTATATCTGCTGTACCATATGGAGCACCAGAGTTTTGTCTAGGTACTATGGTCATAGACACATAGGGATTATTAACATTTGAGCCATTGAAGTTTACGTCAGGTAACATACGCCATACAAAGCTAAATGAGTGCCCGTCTTCAATATCAAAGTCAGAGGACTGTACATAGGCTACTATTGGCTCTGTAGTAAGGCCTGAGTTATCATCAACAGCCGACTCATGATACAGCATACGATGGTTGTAATCTGCAGCTACTGGATAGGGGCGTATACCTGAGTCTAACCACGCAGATCGAGACATATTACCTGAGTACCATATCTGATCTAAGTAATTATATATAACATACCTGTCAATAACTGTTGTATCTTCAGAACAATAGAACCACCAAACTTCGTTATAACCAGAGTTACCACCAGCAAATACTTGGAACCCTTGTGCTGAGTTAAGGTCTTCAAACACATACTGTTTTAGCGTACAAGGCAGCGTACTTACTGTACCGTTATACATATAGAACTTATCAAGCCCCATCCAGTAGGTTACATTGTTTATACTTATAGCCGCATTAGGAGAGATGATAGAGATGTTGTCCATCAATACATCAAACTTGTACACATAAGGAGGGCCTAAATACTGCATAGAGTACAGGCAAGAGTCAGTCCATATTAAGTTTTCAACACGGGCTACTTGTGCAGCTACGATATAAGAACCATGTGTAAGTCTAAACTCACCAGACTGATTAGTGATGCTTGGAACCCATTGATAAGGCTGAGCTTGGTCTGACCAACGCACAAGCATAGGGTCAAATGTTGTTGGTACAGTGTTTTGTGCAGCTGAATAAGGGTTTGCTCCAAAAGCTATTACAAAACGTTGCAATGCTGAAGCAAGTATCTGATTAGTTGCTGTAGGAACAAATACACCATAACCTATACCTGCAGGTGTATTACCCAAGGCGGCGGTAGACAACGTAGCTAGTAGTTGGGCTCTAACATTCACACCTGTAGCATCTATCCAGTAATAAATAGCTCCGCCACGAGGTGCTATAATAAGGTCTTGCCCGTAGTTATCATTAGACCAAAGACGTAATTGTTGACCAATACCTGCAATATAAGCTCCTCCCCAAGTATGTACAGTACCAGCTCCCCTGTATAAAGTCACTGCGCCGCCTGATGCTGCTGTTGAAGAAGTAGTATAAGTTAGTGAGCCTATTACAGTAGATATAGTATAAGTATTAACACCTACATACGTTATTTGAAAAGCTTTTTGCAGTACTACATTAGATATACCACAAGCATTAGCTGCAATACTTGAGAAGTAAACAAAGTCCCCATTAGTTAGACCGTGTGCTGTGTGGGTTACAGTAAGTACAGATACCCCTGCTGATGCCGCTGTAAAAGGGTTTGTAAGTGTAACAGGTACGTAAGGAGAATAAGGACCTGCGCCCCAACCTGTGCCAATAACATAAACGTCCAACCCTGTTAGGATTTGGAATACGGCTGTTATGCCTGTACCACCACCTGTTACAGCACTCGTGGCTGTAGTTGCAACAACTATACTAAAGTTATTAGAGTCAATAAAAGTTATTTGATGTTCAGTATTTAGATCAACAGCGGGTACACCACCTACAGCAGCTGCACCAGAAAAAGTAACAAAATCGTCTTGTGTTGCGCCATGCGCAATGATGGTAACTGTTACAACGTTAGAGCTAGTAGTTGTAGTAAAACAGTTATCAGTAGCAGGTGAAGTAAATGTAGTTCTAATAGGAGTAACGTCATTGTAATCACCACCACGCTCAATATAATACTTAAGGTTAGTGCCTATACCTAGATAGTTAGAACCATCAAAGTCAATCCAGTTCCATAACGAACGAGCAGTACCTTGATATACAGAGTTAGATAAACGTGACCAGCCGCCTATTTTCTCAGGATTGCCAGAACGAAAACGTATCTTATCGCCATCGTACCAACCGCCTTCGTTAGAATAATTAGTTCCCTCACGGTTAAGTCCCGGCCTTAATGCTAACTTCTGTAATGGCATAGTCTATCCTATTAATGTCTTAGCTGTTGTATCTACAGCACTAGTACGCGCCAACCAACCTTTACCATATATGTTGAAGGAAGGAAGAGCTCTATAAAATACTTCTTTAGCGTTTGTGTACTTATTAATAAGTTCTTTTGAATCTATAGCTTTTACTGCTGTAAGTGTTTTAGGACCGATAGCCCCATCAGCGGGTACACCCACCACTGTTTGTAGTGTCTTTATAGAGCGTCCGGCCCCTGCATTGATAGCAAAATCAAAAGCGAGATAGTCAACGCCACTGGGTAAATCATCTCCATGTACAGCATCCCAATATCTACGTTTATAAAATGGTGCAACCTTATCTGGGGTTAGTGCTTTCATATCTGCAGTGCTAACCTTATGCCCTACATACGCTTCCCATACCGCTTGAGTTACACCTAGATTAGTACAGCCTTTTCTACCGTCAGGTAGTTTATTCCCATTGTCTCTAGGGTCATCTTGAAAGCCACCTTCACTTTTAAGGATATGGTCTAAAGAAGATTTAAAATTACATTCCATTTAACAGACCTTGTTGCACCTGTGCTAGTAATATTTGTTGGCTAGTTTGGTTAGCTGATGTCATCTCATTTCTAAAAGACTCAACGGCGGCACTAGTAGAGCGTTGTTGCATAGAGTTTTCAATTAATAGCATCGGCAGCCAAGACATTGCACATCCTTGCTCATCTGTTTGCTCACCTGTATTAGGGTTAGTTCCAGCAAGCTTTGTATACCACGCGCAGCGGTGTATAGCATCGCCTTTAATCTCTTCGCATTTTGCCCCAAGTGGGCATGTTAATATTGTTTTTATTTCCATATTAATCACAAAATATCTGTAAACTTTCTCTTAGTGGGGCTAATATATTAGGCATATTTGTTGTGTGCCAAACAGGAGGGACAAAAGAAACTGTTTTATTATACTCTGGATATACCGCTATCAACCTATCATCAATATCTTGATAAACTAATGAACCGCTCCAATTTCTATCCCAATGTTCATTCAAATATACCGTTAATGCATATTTATGATCTTGGTCGCAGTGCCATTGCACATAACTTAACCTTGAGCCTAACGTGTATGCTATTGAAAATTTACTTCCTGCTAACTCTGGAAACTTATTAATTAGTTCATATTTTGTTTGCTCTAGTAATTCATCTTGCAAATGATACACAAATATCACGCCACTAGACCCTACTAAATCAGGTTCCCATGCTGTTAAATTAGTAATAAATTTTTCAGCAACACTAGGATACTGCTTAATTTTTTTTATCAAATCATCCGACAATGTATCAAACGTAATTTTAATTTCCATCAGTTTTTAGAGCAGATAATCATATCAATATATCTTGGAGTCCAACTTACACCAGTTGTTGAGGAGTTTGTACCAGCTGGAGTACCAGCTGAGGCTGGTTGAATATTAGCTTGAGCAGAGCTAGTAGAACCAGCTGCATTTACATTAAACCAAGCGTTTGTTGCATTAGGTCCGCCCTGTGTTAAAGAGTTATAGGTATTAATAGTATGACTATGTCCAGAATCTGTATGGTTATGTGTTGCCATTGCAGAGCCAGTAAACGTATGAGTATGCGCCACCATCGTAGTGCTGTTTACTATAGGAGAATCAGAACCCGCAACACCCCCCCCAGTTGTATTAACCACCCTAAGCATACGATCATCAGCATTACTACTAGTATCTTGTGTCCATCCAGTAGGCGCAGCTGCCTGTGCAAAAGGAACTCTTGTCCCAGCTGGCATTTGATTCCAAGTGCCGTTTAGTATAGATGCTGTAGTAGCATTAGTAGCATTAGTAGCATTACCAGCTGTTAAACTTGCAGCCGTACCAGTAATATTAGTACCTACAAGGGCTGTAGGTGTTCCAAGAGCGGGGGTTGTTAAAGTAGGAGAAGTTAATGTTTTATTAGTTAAAGTTTGAGTACCTGTTAATGTTGCAACAGTGGAATCAATACCTATAGTATTTGTAGCGCCTACAACACCAACTGTAATACCTGTACCAGCAGCTATCAATGTCTGAGTAAGAGCTAAGACGAAGTCAGTACCATCACAGTATACAGAGCTTGTAACGCCATTAGGTATAGATACACTTGCTCCTGTAGCTGCTCTAATGTTAATAGCAAAGCCACCAGTAGTGTTATTTTTGATGATGTAATTTTTTGCAACTAACGGGGCTATAATATCTCTAGCTGCGGTGTTAGTACCACTAGCAACTAAAACTGCTTTCCGTGCTTCATCAGATACACCGTTATAATTAGTCAGCGTATAGTTGGCGTCTATCATTGTTATAGCTTGAACACCTGCAATAGATTGCTCTAAAAGAGTACCTAAGTTGGTATTAGTAGTGGTGCCCCAAGTACCAGACTGTTCTCCAGAACCAATTAATTCTAGACGTAATGAGGGAGAGTAGGTACTAGGCATATAAGGTTCCTTTATTAATTGTTAACAACATGATGTAACATTATCGTTTACATCAGTCCAAGTTGTAGTTTGAGTATTATTAATGTTGCCCCATGTTGTAGTTTGGTCATCATATATAGGCGACCATCCTATTTTTGCGGGGATTAATTTACCACTTGATTCAGCAAACGCTAATTCAGCAAAGCTTTCTGTACTATATGTTTGTGGCTGATAAGACTGTTGGTCATTATTTATTTTAATCCATCCAGCGGCACACTGACAATCTGTTAACACAACTTGCTCTAAACAACTAGGTTTAAATTGAGCTAAAACTGACTCAACAGAAGATAGGCTTAAAGACTCTGCACTTACACTTACAAACCCTACCTGTACAGCATTTACATCTGTTAAAGTAATACTCTCAACTTGAGAAACACTATACTGAAACCCGCCAACTTGTATTTCAGTTAAAGTTTGACTATCGGTTTGTGTTGCTACAAAAGCAGCAATTACATCTTCTAATGTACTTAGTGTTACAGCACTACTGCTTTCAGTTACGGGAAAATCTTGTACAGCCGTCTCTACATTACTTAATGTTTGAGTTTCAGTTAAACTTCCTATGAACGCCGCAAGTACATCAGTTGTGTCTGTTAAAGTCTGAGGGTTAGCTTGTGTTCCTACAAACTGAGCGGAGCTTGTTTGAATATCTGTTAAAGATATAGTCTCGCTAACACTGTCGACATAATCAACAATGCCTAATCCAGCAAATGTAGACTGCGCAAACGAGGTTATACCTAGCATTACTTACTTATCCCACAGTTATTATCCACCACAAACTTTCGACATAGTATAGCATACTGTGCTATTTGGTCTGCTCTATATGCTTCAGACTTGAGAAAGCCTGTAAGTTCGTCTGAAAGTTCGTGTCTATCTTCATCGGCTCCAGCAGTGGAGCTGGAATTATTACCTTTTGTTGCGGTGCAACTACTACCTTTCCTGCTGTTGTCGTACATGCGCACAGACTTAAAACTATCGTGCTGACTATTAATTGCGTTGATTGCTGAAACATTAGCGTCCTCCAGTTCTTTATTAAGCTCTAAAGCCTTTGTATTGGCTTTATCTGCTTCTTCAGTAAGAGTCGCTAGTTGTACTTCAGCTTCTCGGTTCATATCAGATATACTCTCTGACATTTCTCTAATTTCTGCTCTGGATACTTTATAGGCAAAACCGTACCCAGAGGCAAAACTTGCAATAATAATCCCTATAAATAAGTAAGGCATCAGTCTTTCAGTATTACACCAAGACCACCAGCAACACCACCAGCGAGTAACAATAATTGATCTACAGGCTTACCCATAAATACAAATACACTTCCTACTACAGCAGTTGCAACCCAGATAATACCACGCTTAGTTGAGGCCTCAGACCATTCTATTTTCATATTACTCAGCTACTTCTTCTTTAGGTAACGCCTCAACTTGAGGTACAGCTTGTGCTTTTATCTTCTCTACAAGTTCTGCTACTTGTGCATAAGGCGCTTGACCTAGTGCTTGTAGGATAAGGTTAATTTCTTGTACGCTTAAGTTTAAATCAATCATTTTTATACAATCCAAGGCAAAGGTGGTGTGACAATAGTCGGGTTAATTTGTGCTTCGATTTGGCTTGCTACGTTAGCTTCGTAAGACGCTACTTGTTCTTCACCCATTGACGCTTGAGTCCAAGCAATAACTTCTTGCAAAGTTAAATCAATGTAAGGCGTGTAATCAGGCTTGTCAGGGTCAACTTCAAATGACGCTGTGCCATATACCGAACCAGTGTAAGTGCCGTCAGTTGCGCTGAGAGTCCAATGCGCTGTTACGACATAATCAAGCATACCATTGACATCAGGTTTGCAGTTCATCGCTACGATGTTCCAAGTGTTTGTAATCATTTTATTTAGCCTCTAGTGCTGTTAGTCTTGCGGTTAATGCTTCGATGAGGGTTTGTTGTTCTTGGATACACTTCATTAAGGCATACTGTAAATCTGTTTGGTAGATAGCTTTTAACGGAATACCGTCTGCTGGTGGCTCACCAAATCCGCTGTTATCAACCAACTCAGGAGCAACAGCCTCTACTTCCTGTGCAATAACACCTAGATTTAAATCAGTATCCGCTTGGTCTTTATATAAGAATGTACGAACAGGAATAGCACAAATCTTAGTTAAATAATCTCCAGCATTAGCAATATCTTTTTTGGTACGCGCATCTGAAAGGTTTGTGTCGTTGGCTGAATAGTTAGAAATACCACCATTTGATTTTACTATAAAACGAACCGCAGTAGCATCTCTAAAAAATATTGCTTCATTGAACCCATCATTTGGAGTTGCGGCACTATAGCTGATAGCAAGCCCACGATTATTTGATGCTCCAGAAGATTGTAAGGTACCTACCCAAGCCCCATTATTAGTTGCGTTATTTACAACTAATCCTGTTGTTGAAACTCCAGATGGTGCTGGAATAGCCGTAGTCCCCACCAGCAAATTACCGGAGGAGTCGATGCGCATGCATTCTGTGCCATTGGTATACCATTGATGTCCAGCATAAGCCCCATACACTATTTTGCCATTTAAACCTGATGAGGTAGAACCTGTAGTTGGAGCTGAATCATATGCTCCCCAAATAGCATTAAATCCACCAATTGTTGTGTTTGCATCAGAATCTCCATCAAGTGGCATACCTAAAAATCTAGGTGTAGAAGTGTTAGTTGCATTTCTCCATAAGTTTAAGTTTGAATAATTCCAGTTTGTACTTGTATAATGCTGCATTGAAACACTAGCATTTGTTGCACCAAAATAATTACTTGATTTTGCATAAAATGAACCTGTTAAATTAACATCTCCAACAACATCCAACTTAACAGTAGGGCTACTCGTCCCAATCCCCACGTTGCCGGAGGAGTCGATGCGCATGGCTTCTGTAGGTGTAAGTGTCCCCCCCGCAGTTCCCGCAGCCGCATATTGCCAAATATGTGCGCCACCTACTTGATAATAAGCAGACGGTTGTTGTGATGTTGCAGAATATACCCAGCTTGTACCGTTAAAATACATTCCATTAGCTATTCTTATTGAGTTAGCAAAACTCCAAATTCCAGACTGATTACCTGTAGCTCCACCATTATTAGAAGCATCAAAAGAAATTGCTTTTGAACCTGAAGCCCAAGCAGGAGGAGTTACACCAATCCCCACGTTTCCGGAAGCATCTTTATAAACCTGACCTGAGCCTATGTTCAGTACGCCTGTTGAGCCTGTAAGTGTGCCTGTGTAGGTTGGGTTTAATAAAGAGGCGTTGTCAGAAAACACCGCTGACCCAGTACCAGTTTCATTTGTTAAAGCCGTTGCTAATTGTAAAGAAGTAAAAGACCCTAAAGAACTAGCATTACCTACAGAAGTTACAGCCCCTGTAAGATTAGCATTAGTTACAACAGTCGCTGCATTACCAACAGAAGTTACACCACCAGTAAGATTAGCATTAGTAACAACAGTAGCAGCATTACCAACAGAAGTTACACCACCAGTAAGATTAGCATTAGTAACAACAGTAGCAGCATTACCAACAGAAGTTACACCACCAGTAAGATTAGCGTTAGTAGTAACATTACCAGCGGTTAAGCCAGAAGCAGTACCTGTAATATTAGTACCAACAAAAGCAGCAGGAGTTCCAAGACCTATAGCGTTACCACTAGCATCTTTCCATAGACCTTTTGAAGAAGGATAGGTTACAAAGACGTCTTTTATCCCAGCAGTGAATACAACTAACGCATCAGCATTTGAAGAAGATAAGACTGTGGTACGAGCAAGTGTAGTTCCTGAAGCCGTATAAGTACCAATACCTACTTCCCAGTTAGCCCCACCTTGGTCAGCAATACAATAGTATGTAGTGTTAGCGTTACCTACAACAGCAAAAGACTGAAACCCTGTAGTTGCGCCTAATAGAGTCGCCGTGCCTGTACCTGCAACAGTAGTTGTTTCTTTTACCCGGTCATATAATGCAAGTGCCATAGTTATTCCTTATTAAGCTGCGGTTGCGCTATAGCTGACAGAAAGCGTATCGCCTGACGTTACAGTTTTAGACCCTGCAGTAAAGTCACCAGCTGAGAATAATACACCTGTAGTATCGTCTTGAGTAGCTGAACCACCAATGTTAATAAAACACCCAGCGATTGTACCTGATCCTGTCATTGTAAACACAACCGGAGTAGAAGTAGATTTAACCCCTGCGGCTGCAGCACTAAACACAGGCGTTTTACGAGTACCTGAATAAGTAGGTAAGTTAGCAAGTCCTACTTCTAACCAAGAGGCGTGTGATGCTTGCGTATCCGCTACAACAGCTGTGCCTGTACCTTTAAGGCCCATTACTACAGCCCCCGCAGCCACGTTACCTAACATGGTATCCATAGTAGAGTTCTTACCAACAGTAGTAACCAAGTTGCCAATCACATCGTCCCATTTAAGAACACCAAATTTGTCATGGCATACCACTTCATAAGTTCCGTGTAAACTCATAGACTCGTCATAACTTGCACCTCTATCTACAGAAGCTGAGCAGCTATCACCTACATTTGTTTTTTCATTATGCATTTTAATTCCTTAAGATATTCGTATAACAGCCGTTGTAGCTGTAGCAGTGGGAAAAGTTACTGTAAATGTACCTGATGCAGTCTTGTCTGAACCAAAGTCTAAAACAGCTACAGCGGCATTAGTTGTATCATTATATATCAAAGCGCCACGACACAGAAAACTAGATGCTAACCATATGGCATTATTAAATGATACATAAGCTGTTGAGCCTGAACTAGCAGGGACGATAGGGGTTAATATCTCACCTCCTGCGACATATCCTGTCCCAACTACTTCATTTAAAGTTGTATAAACTAAAGTTGCAGCATTGAGTTCTGCGTTAGCGGTATATAGAGCTATTCTATAAACCTGAGTCGTACCCGTAGCAAAGTTCTCTAAACCACTAAGTAAGTTCTGTTTAAAAATTGTAGTCTGGCCTTGAACTATCATAAGCTGCTATAAGGTAGTTTAGTTTGGTTGTTTCTGTAAGAGTCTCCTCTCTCTAGGCCGTCCCCTAGGCGTTTCAGTTGACCCAAGGCTTCTTGATACTTTTGTTCATAGTATCCTACCATGTCTGCTTCACCTTTCATAAAAATCATAGCTTCACGCATAGCGCCGTAGAACAATACAGGATCATAGTTATCACCTAACCAAGTAGTTCCTGATGCATTTGATACTGAGGTTACAGTTAAAGTAAACCCAGAACCTATAGGTCCTAATCCACCCGTATAAAGAGATAATACGTCCCCAACAGTATACAATGAGCCACTATTAACAAACGATACAGATGTAACAATGCCCGCTTCTACAACAATATTTACTGCAGCGAAGAAGCCATTGCCTCCAGATAAAGGAATGTTATAATACACCCCACTAGTATAACCTGCTCCACCAGACGTTATGCTTGAGCCACTAATCACCCCTTGAACAATGGTAACTGGGTAGTAATAATAATGAAGCTCAACAGAATAACTTGCATCAGGAGTAGGAGCAACTAAAAGAGATAGCTCATTTTTATAAGATAGTTGTGATCCAAATATAGCATAATATTTAGGTAAAGATGTAGTAGTAGGTGATGGGTACGCTTCTCTAATAAAGCTAACATCTTTATCTATCAGGTAACTATATACACCCGCACTACTTACTGCAGCCAATGAGTAAACAGATAAGAAGTCATCAGGACATGACAGATAAGGATTTGCCACTGTAACATTACCCGTTACATTCTTTCTTAGTACTGGGATTTGAACACTGTTATATACGCGTTGCTCCGCCTGTTGAATAAACGTAGGGATGTTAGCCACGAACATACTTTCAGTGTTCTCAGCATAGTCTTGAATCGTCTGCCGTAATGCTAAGTAATTCATTGTTTATGCCATTGGACCACGAGCGACTAAGCCTTTTATAGCAGCGCCGTTACCACGAGTTTTTACACCAGTAGTTTTAATTCCTGTCTCAGGGTACCCGTTATCGCCAGTAGACGCTGTGTTTTTTGTAGTCACATTGTTATCTATGTTTATTTTTTCACGGGGTTGTATTTTATTAGCCATATATGCCTCTTAAGAAATTGTTACTGAACTAACTTGCCCTACTGCAATTAAAGCATTAGGTGTTAAAACTTCGTCAAATAATGAGGCGCCACCTACAGGTGCCCAGCCCCACTGGAATATTCTTGAACCCCCAGCGCCGTAGTTATTAATATCTAAGCCCGATACGTCATAACTTGTGTCTCTACGTGGATTACGTAAAGCCTGTGGATCAGAAATCGGGTACATACCTATCTGTAACTGTGGCTGATCTGGCTCGAAACAAGTAGGACATACTAATATGTTGGTTATCTTAGTCTTTATGGTTAATGGGCGCAATGTTTTAAGTAGGTATTCCATACCACAACGATCACACTGTGATATTGCAATCTTACCTCTAGCATACTTAGAGCTCATAACTGTTGCTCTTTACTCTATTATTTGCAGCGGGGATAATCTGCAAGTTAGCTGGTGTATGTAATCCTGACACATTAGTCCCTTGTAGTGGGATAATATGGTCAACTTCATATTTTGTATCAAATGCTCTAGAGAACTCAACAGCTAACCAATAAATATGACTTATAGTTTCTTTATCATCGAATGTCTCCCATTTAGGAGTACGTTCTAATTTAGCAGCCCTACGTCTAGCATCTCTTGCTCTAAGTTTATCAGGATTACTAATAGCCCAAGCGGTTTTAGACAGTTTAACAGCTTCTTTATTATGTATAACGTACTTAGCTTTATGTTCTTTATTTACTTCCGGGTTAGCTAATCGCCATTTTACCCCTGCTTGGGCACGTCTTTCAGGATATAATAATGAGTACGCTTTATCTTTAGCCTTTACGTGGTCAGAATTACTTAACTTCCATTCTTTTTTTAGCTGTGCAATACGGCTATTATTTTCTGTACGGTATATAGCCATATATACTGCCACACATTCTTTACAATCATTCCCTCTTTTAGGAAATAGTAGAACACTTTTTGTAGCTAGGCATTTAATACAGGTTTTCATTATACAAAAGCCATCCTAGGCACCACTCTTAGTGGGGCTTTTTCACGGTTTTCTTGAGCAGCTAAATCAAACTGCTCATCATATACTGCCTTAAGTGCAGTAGCTCTTTGTAAATCCATACCCGGAAGCTTCATAGATAGATAATAAGCTAAGCCAGCTACGAGCGCAGGTAAGAAAAGATAAGGTATATCTTGCGTATTAACGCCATCACCAGCGTCTTGCATTCTTCTTAAGCGCCAGTACACGAATGTATATTGGGAATCAGGAGCTTGCGGTGTAGGCCACACATTGATCGTTGGACTAGCTACACCTGTAGGAGTTGTTGCTCCTGATTGTCTGTTTATCCACACTTGGATAGGTTTACCTAGTGCATTCTTATTAGGAATTGTCGAGTAAGTAGAACCTGAAATTCTTGATATAGTTATATCGGATTGGTTTTGACCTGAACCTGTACGTATTACATGGTCTAGTAAGTCAACGGTGTCTACAGGTAATGGGTATGTCGCAACACCTGTGTTAAGAACAATCTGTCCTTGCTCTACAGTCCAGAGGTTTATGCCCTTATTCCCCCACTCTATCAGGAGTAAGTTAAGAGAACGTCTGGCTGTCTTAAAGTCATAACCACTACGAAGTTCAGAGCCCGCACGTTCAAAGGCTTCTTCAATTATTTCTGAGAGGTCTATATTAAATAGTGCAGTTCCAGTAGTGGTCATTTCTTAGCCCGTTTGTTTTTAGTAAGAGGAGGAAAGCTTTTAGCTACTCCCCCTTTCTTATACATCTCTACAGCATTAGGATCGTCCTTACGGATAATCTTCTTACCTTTAGGCATCTTACTAGGGTTAA